GGCTATGCGTGACATGTCCCCCGAGGAAGGCAGACGGTATACCGCAGAGAAGGTCCGCGAGATGATAGGTGATACTCGCCCCCAGACCTCCCGCCGCCAGCTCTCCGACAAGCAAGTCACCTCTGAGCCCTCTCGTCCTCCCGGACCTACACGCCGCACTCCCCCTCCCGAAGAGGGGCCTACGACGCTGGCAGCCACGATCCGTGCCGTCCAGGAGTCCAAGCGCCGTGCCTCACATCTCGATCTTACCAGGACTAAATAAATGCCTACCTTCACATGGGCTTCGGGCGTACCGAACACCGGCGCTCTGAAGACCTCCTATCTCGCAAAGAGACTTTATGTTGCAGCCATTGCTGAGACTGTCGCAGTCGAACATTGTTCGACTGAAGGCGGTTATGGCAAGGGCCAGGGCGAGTCTGTCACGCTCCCCCGTATCTCGAATATGACCGAATCCACGGACTACAGCCTGGCCGAGACCGAGCGCATTCCCGAGAAAGCGCACACGGTCACGGGCAAGGTGGTCACGGTGGGTGAGTTCGGCGCAGCCGTCCCCTTCACGTCTTTCGCCCGCGACCTCTCCCAGTTCAATCTGAAGAATAGTGTACAGATGAAGCTGAAAGAGGACATGAGGCTTGCTCTGGACGTGCGTGCCTTCCGTGCCTTCAAGCAGACCCTCTACAAGTACGTCCCCACGGGCGCAGCAACGGCTACAACCACGACCAATGGCACCCCCGGTACGTCTGCAACGGCAAACATGAACGTGTTTCATGCCGCAGCCATCCGGGACATCCTCTTTGACACCTTCAAGGCCCCCACGGTGGATGGCTCTAACTATGTGGGTATCTTCCGTACCCTCGGTCTCCGTGGCATCAAGAACGACCCCGACTGGGAGTTCTGGAACCAGTACACCAACCCACAAGCCAAGTTCAATTCGGAAGTTGGCAAAATGGAAGGTATCCGCTTCGTAGAGACCAACCACGGCACCTCAACTGTTGGCGGCGGCGGCCTCAATATCGTCGGTACGAGTTCTGTCCTCGGTGAGGGGATCGTCTTCGGAGACGACGCCGTGCGCTACATCGAAGCCCTCTCCCCCGAGCTGCGTATGGCCGTCCCCGACGACTTTGACAGACGCCAGGCAGTCGCTTGGTACGGAATATACGAGTTCAGTATAGTCTGGGACACGGCTTCCGCTGGAGAATGTAGGGTAGTTCATATTACGTCTACATGACCTGGGATATAAATAGTTAAGTCAATCTCTTCCATATCATGATAAGGTAAAGGAACAGAGATGAGAGGCCGCTCCGTTGGCTTTCGGTTTGAAGGTTCTCGAATTACTTTGGATTGTACAGTATGTGGTAAGGAGTTCGAGAAATTTCGTAGTAGTCCGACGATAACGTGCTCGATGGCTTGTGGGATTGTTCAAAGGGGTCTTAGCAGGAGACGACGTGTAATGCAGACCTGTCTCCAGTGTGGAGAAGAATTTGAAACCCATGAGTGTCGGGTGAAACGTGAAGATCGCGGGCGTGCTGGCCAGTTTTGTTCTAAGGATTGTGCTTATGCATTTGATCGTCGTACGTCGGGCCGTGTAATGAAAGATGCTCAGGGATATGTCCTGATTTCGGTTCCTGAGCACCCCATATCTCTTGCGCGTCGGGTACGCGGGTCAAGTAATTGCTACATTCGGGAGCACCGTCTTGTAATGGAAAAACATTTAGGGCGCTATCTTGAGCCCTATGAGACCGTACATCATAAGAATGGTGTCCGTGATGATAACAGGCTTGAGAATCTTGAGCTTTGGCATAAGTCCCAGCCCGCAGGCCAACGGGTCTCTGACCTACTCTCTGAAAATACCGCTCTACGTGCCCGCCTCGCTGAACTCGAAGCGAGTCTTGCCGCCTAACTAAGGAATAGTTTCATGCATACCAATTCCCGCTACGAAGTCAATATGACTTCGGGCACTGCTGTCCTTGACGTGACCTCGACAGGGGACAAAGCCATCTGGGGGCCTGTCTGCGTCCCCCACTACGTCCGTATGGTTGCTGTTACTCTCAATGCGACCCCTGGTGACGCAGGTGTCATCAAGGGCGACCTCCGCCTCACCCGTGGCTCTGACACCAACCGTACCGATGGCACGGTCTTCACGATCAACCTGGCCACCACGCACACCGTCACCGCAGGTTCGGTCTCCAAGGTGATTTATCACTATATTGCCAACCCTCCGCTGATCTATCCCGGCCAGGAAGTGGTTGTCGAGGTCACAGATGCCTCCGCTGCGGACTCCGCCGTCAAGATGTCCTTCTGGGTAGAAGCTGTCTACGAAGACCCTGACAATATTGTGGGTCAGTCTACTACCTCGACCATGGTAGCCACTACCTAGTCTCCCTCCGGGGGTGGGGCTTTTCCCCGCTGGCTTCTCCCTCCAGCCGCCCACCCCCACATAAGGACTGCCTATGCCCGCCATTGCCGCTGCCAATGTCACAGTGACTGTGACAAAGGAGACCCGTACCGCCCGCCAGAGAATGAATGTGATTAAGATCGTCTTTGGTGATGGGGCTTTGACCTATCCCTCTGGGGGCGTCCCCCTCCCCACAACCGTTTCTTCCTTCGGCCTCCGTCTCGTCATTGATAGCCTAAATCTGACTGACGGGGACGACGCCTCTGGCATTCTCTGGAAATACGACAAAGAGAACCATAAGCTCCGTGGCTACATTCAGGGTATTGTAGTCTCAGCCGCTGGTGCAGCCACCATGGATGACTTCGCCCTCGATACTACCGCCGATCCCCTAGCAACCGCTGTTGCCGTCTCCCTTACAAATAGCACCGGAGCCGGGACCAAATACATGGGCAAGCTGATCGAACTCACCACCACCCATGCCCCCGCAGCCCAGACCCTCTACGGTGAGGTCATGGGTCGATAGGATCATATGCCTCTCCTCGACTTCCGCCCCCACGAAATTATCCTCGACCGTGAGTCTCAGCTCCCGCGTGTCCTCCACAAAAGGGACTACATCCAACTCATACGCGGCCAGGACCGTGTGTATGTCCAACAGGGCCACATCTTCTTGGGAGGAGGTGATCCTTTATCTCCAGACCAGGTTCCGCCCTGGTTTTGGGAAGACTACGGGAAGCTCACCCCACAAGCACGCCGCAGTGTCGGTCTCGAACTCCCCGAGGACCGCGTGGTCTCGGTCGAGCAGCTCCCCGCTGACTTCGTACACACCTTTGAAGAGCTTCCTGACGAGATTAAACAGGAGCTTCTCCGCCGTGCAGGCCCACAAGCCCCCAGGATGCCCGTAGAGGCCCCTGAAATTCCTGACACGACTCAGGAGCCGTCTTTAGAAAAAAGTCTCGTCCTGGACCATCCTGAGGCCCCGAAGCCTACTTCCTGGACCTGCGACGAGTGTGGGAAAGACGTTCCCATGAACACGAAGGGCGTCCATATCGGCCTCCACCGCCGTCTCGCCAAGAAAGCCCGAGGTGTCTAGTGCCTATTGCTGTCTTCGAGGGGCGTGTTAAGGGCCGCTCGACCATCACCGCCACGCTCCTCAACGCAGTTGCCGCCACCGGGAACGGTGAGTGGATCAATCTTCAGGGCTTTAATCCTGCCACCTGTCACGCCATTCTCACGGGGACGGCCACCGTCGAACTCGATGGTTCCTGTGAGCCCACCCAGCCCGCCGATGCCACCCACGGGTTCTCCCTGAATACCCTGACGGCCACCGGAGCGATTGTGGTCAATGTCCCGGTGCGCTGGCTCAAAGCCCGTGTAACAGCCTACACCAGCGGGACCGTGACCGTCCATCTTATGGGCTCCGAGGACGATTAATGCCCTGGAAAATACGCCCACACCTTCTCATCTTCATGCTGTGTTTGGGGCTCATCTTTTCTCCCCCTGCGGTAATCCCCCAGGTCCTTCCTGGTAATGTCGGCTCCTCCGTGAATCAGGGAACTGCCCTGATTATTCAAGAGATTGACGGTTCGCCTACAGGGACCTTTGGCACCCTCAAGGTGTCCAATGGGGCTTTGACCAATAACGGTGACGGGACCGCCACGCTTATTACAGGCGCTGGTGGAGGTGGTGATCTTAGTTCAAATACCGCCACTTCTGTTGACAGCGAGATCATGCTCTTTAGTGGCACAGGTGGTAAGACCGCCAAGCGTGCCACGACCACAGGCGTCCTCAAGGCCACCAGCGGCGTTATTAGCGCGGCCACCTCTGGTACGGACTATGTAGTACCGGGGGGCAACGTGGCTACGGCGACAGCCCTCGCCGCGAATGGAGCCAACTGTAATGCAGGCGAAGCCCCACTTGGTATCACGGCGGCGGGGGCCGCTGAAGGTTGCTATGACATCACTACTCAGGCGGAATTTGATGCCCGCGCCCTCACCGTCAATGGAACGAGCAATGAGATTTCCGTCACGGGTGGGAGCCAGTCCCTGGCCGCCGACCGTACCTGGACCGTAGCCCTCGCCCCGACTCTGAATCTGTCAAGTAAGACTCTCCGTGTTCCAAACGGAACTGCCCTTCCTGGTACCTGTGCGACAGGTGATGCCTTCATGGACACCGACGCCACCAGCGGCCAGCGGTGGTTCCTCTGCGAGAGTACGAACACCTGGGTTCTCCAAGGTGACGGTGGGTCCGGTGGTGCGAGCGGTTTTGCCAATATCACGAGCGGGACAAACACCTCGGCGGCTATGGTTGTCGGTGCAGGAAGCACCTTCGGCTATACGAGCACAGGCACGAACGATGCCTCCCATCTGGGCGGTACGTCCGCCTCAGCCTACCCCACGCTCACCTCAAGCTCGATCATAACGAATAAGCAGAATGTTCCCCGTACTGTCACCCAGACAGTGACGGCAGACGCGATCACCCCGAATGCCGATACGACCGACTATGCAATTGTCCCTGCCCTTTCTGCGGGTCTGACCATTAATACCCCATCACCAGCAACCAATGTGGTGAATGGTCAGGAACTGACTTTTCGTTTTAAGGACTCGGCTTCTCGGTCACTGACCTGGGGTGCCGGGTATACAGCAGAAAACGGTCTCGCCCTTCCCACCGCGACAAGCGGCGTCAATTACGACTGGGCCAAGTTCATCTATAACACGACTTCCTCAAAGTGGGGTCTTGTTGCTACAACGCTTGCCGTGACCAAGGGCATAACCACGCTTTCGAGTTCGTCAACCTTCACCTGTCCTGGGGATACCTCGTCACGCTGCGAGATGCAGATGACAGGCGGAGCCGGGACGATCACGGTGGCCAATATCACAGGAACCCCTGTGAATGGCGACATGATCTGGCTGGCCTTCCAGTGCACGAACGCCCAAACGCTCTCCTGGAATGCGGCCTTTATCGACGGTATCTACCAGACGAAGCCCACGAGTTGTGCCGCCGATGTCAATTCTTGGCTGGAAGTCCTTGTCCGGTATTCCAGTGTCGAGACGAAGTGGGTGGTCCTTGTAGGGGCCTCCGGTGGGTCTTCGACCTTCACCCAGTCCAAGAACCTCCCGATTACAGGGGCCAAACTTCCCGCTTCAAATCCTGCGACCATTGACCGCTCCGCTGCGGCTGACAAGCTCCTTTTTGATGCAACAACTTCCGAGTGTGCCGAATGGCAGTTTGTTTGGCCCTCTGACTATCTTTCGGGTGGTGTCCTTCGCATACTCTATAGTGCTGCCTCTGCGACTTCTGGTAGCTTTAATGCTGATGTGTCGATTCAGGCTGTCACCCCCGGCGACTCCGCAGACATCGACACAGATTCCTATGATACGGTGAATAACTGTGACGATGCCAGTGTTCCAGGCACCGCAGGATACCTCGACGTAATCTCCTGCACATTGACCAATAAAGACAGCGTAGCCGCAGGCGACCATGTACGTCTCAAACTCTGCCGTGACGTAGGTGATACCGCCACAGGCGATATAGAGGTGAGGGGCCTTGAGCTTACGTATACTCACTAGTCTCCTTCTCGTCTTTCTATTTGTGGCCCCCGCGCTCGCTGATGTCGAGTGTGATGGCACAGACGACGACCTCGACTCGGCCAATGCTCTCTCGGTCTTCCTCTCAAATGCAACAGGGACCTATGCCCTGTGGTACAAGCCGCTAGGTACCGCTAATAGCTCGGGCGGTGGAAGCTGTGCCGCAGGAGAGTTCGTCTTCGGAGATATTAATGCCTCGGGGTACAACACCGCGATTGTGAGAAATGGCAATCTCTCCGGTAATGACCGCCTCTGTGTCTTTAACTATGATGGAACTGTAGATCAGGTGGAGAGCGCATACACCAACACGGCCTGGACCCATCTCGTCTGGGTCCACACAGGCGGCAACCTCCTCTTCTATAAGGACGGCGCTCTCGTCTCTTCTGTTGCCTCAGGGAACACAAATGAAGTTACGAGGACCATTCGCCTCTGTAACGGGGGTATTGGCGGGGTGGCGAATGGGGAAGGCATTATTGCCGCTCCACACACCTTTTCAACGGCTCTGAGTGCCAACGAGATAGCCACCCTCGCGGGGAGTCGTCTGCATCGTATCGCTATTTCGGCCCCCTCGGGTGCATGGGAACTCTCGGGCTGTGCCGATGGGGCCTCCTGTGATACACAGACCTTCGGAGATCGCTCTGGCCTTGGGCACCCTCTCACAGCGGCAGGTGGTACAGGCCGGGCCTCTGAATATCTTAGCTATCCGTGGGGAGTTGAATAATGAAAGTGCTTGGCTTTCTTCTTGTGCTACTGCTCGTGCCCCTCGTGGCCTCTGCGGAGCTTGCTGTCTGTTTCAATGCCTCCCGTCCTCTCGGGAGCCAGTTCTCACATAACCCCTCAGTAGACCCCACAAAGGTTACTGATCCAAATTGTTCTGTCGTGACGAAGGCAAGCGGTCAGACTGCTTCCCAGCTCGCGCTTATCAATAGTACGATCCGAGGGGCACCCGCTCCTAAATATCTCAAAGTGGTCAGTGGGCTCGCTGTCGCCATGACCACAGGGGAGCAGGACGCCGTAGACGCCGATCTGGCAGCCAAAGCCTCCGCCCAGCAACTCTTTCAGGACGAAGCGACTACACAGGATTTCTGCTCCTCTGCTACCCTGGCCGCTGTCAATACGTATCTGAACAACATCAATGCCTCGATTACTACCGACATAGCCGCGATCACGAATATTGCCACAGCGCAAACAGCCATGACGACAATGAAAACCCAGTTCGGACTCGTCATTCAGAAAATGGCTCGGTGTCTCATCGCTCTCAAGAAGGGAGCCCGCTAGTGGTCCTTGCGCTCCTTCTCGTCCTCTCGCTCCTCCTGAGTGCTGTTCCAGCCTGGGCAATCAAAGCCTTTCCCTCCGCCGAGGGGTACGGCGCAGCCGATACAGTAGGTGGCCGTGGCGGCGAAGTCATAATCGTAAATAGTCTTGCCGATAGTGGCCCCGGAACCCTGCGTGCCTGTGTCGAGGCTACAGGACCCCGCACCTGCGTTTTCCATATCGGTGGCATGATCGAATTGAATAGCCGCCTTAATATCTTTGAAGCGAATAGCTACCTCACCATTGCAGGCCAGACAGCCCCTGGAGAGGGCGTAACTGTAGGCCCCTGGCCTATTTATATTCAGGGCCACGACATTATTATCCGCCACCTCCGGCACCGCCAGGCGTTTGAGGACTGGGGACAAGCGGCCCCTCCGCCCGATCAGAATAACGACTGCGGGGCGTTTGTCATCTACGGTCCCGCAGGCGAACACGCGCACCACATCATTCTCGATCACGTCTCTGCGGGATATGGGTGTGATGACTCCATGCAGATGTCGGGCTACGTGACGGATTCCACCATCCAATGGAGCCTTCAGGCCGATCCCTACGAGCATTCCAAGGGCGATAGTTACGGCTCATCAAAGGGCTTTATCTTTGGGGGCAACGACCCCGCCACTGCTCCACTATCCACAGGTACGGTACACCATACGGCCTTTCTCCAATCCGGTCAGCGTAACCCTGGTGGTGGACCCCAACATGTGATGGACTGGCGCTATAATATTATCTACAACTGGTTTGCCTGTGATGGTAGTGTCCGTGTGGGTGGGACAGATGAAAACAATCCTGGCCCGCTCCTGTCTAATCACAACTTTGTCGGCAATCGGTATATTGCAGGGCCAGATACCCAACAGGACTTTACAGGAAACGGGTGCAAGCTAGGCGAACTTCGTACCGAATCGAACGCGAAGGTCTACGTGCTAGACAATGTGACCCCCTTTTGTGGTATGGATTCCTGCCCCTCTAATGAGTGGAATAATCTCGGGTGGCGGAATGGCACCACGATGGGCTACCCCGCCGAGTCCTCAGTCTTTCAGGTATTCACGCCCTTCCCGGCCCCCTCTATTACTCCAACAGCCCGGACCTCTATGGAGAGCGTCCTCGCAGCCAACGTAGGGGCCTGGAAGCCCCTCCGCGATGCCTTAGATGCCCGTGTCATCAACGAGATGCAGAGCCGTACTGGGACCGTGGGACGCCAGAGTTCGCCTTTCCCCTTCCTCTCCACAAATACCAATTTTCCTCAAGATACTGATAACGATGGGATGCCCAACGCCTGGGAGACCTCGCATGGTCTCAACCCAAATAATCCCGCCGACAGAAATACCATTGCTTCAAATGGGTACACCAATCTCGAAAATTACCTGAATGAGTTGGCAGGAGACGATATTGGCGGAGGCCCTCCCTCTGCAAATGCCAATACAATCTATGTAGCCAAGACAGGAAGTGACAATAATAGTTGTATTGCCGCTGAGAGTCAGTCTACTCCGAAACTTACCATCCGGGATGCCATTCTCAATTGTATGACTGTCCCTGGCAAGACGCTGCTGATTAAGGCAGGGACCTACTCTGAGCAGCTTGATACGACAGATGCCCCCATTCAGGGAGGCAATGGCCCCAGTTATAGTAACGCAACCACAATCAGTGCCTACCAGTCTGATGTTGTCGTGATCCAACTTCCTGTCGGCGGGGTCCAGTCACTCTATCTTGGGGACAGCGAGTCCTTTATTGTCTTTCAGAATCTTGTGTGGGATGGGGCCAACCGCACCAATGCCGCAGGCATAGGCTGTAATATCGGTACACATCACATCAAGTTTGTGGGTGGCGAGATCAAGAACTACACTGGGGGCTTCGAGGCCGTCTACCTGAACTCCTGCGACAACATCGAGTTCAACAACACGCTCATACACCACGCGGGAACCCACGGCATCAAGCTTGATAATACCGTCGATGACTTTACGTGCTCTGGGTGCCAGATATATTCCAATGGTAGTATGGGAATTACCGCAAATACCAATGGTGCAAAGACCAATATTACCATTAGCCAGAGCCAGATTTATAGCAATACCGGGGTAGGTGTCGATCTCCTCAATACGACTGGGACCTCGATATGGAGCAGTATCATCCGTAACAACGGGGGCATAGGGGTCCGTGTCCGCAATGTAAATACCGGAGTCAAGCTCTACAACCTCACAGTCCATGCGAATACAGGCGTAGGCGTCCAGTGCGACAGCGGAGCCACTGGTACTGAGATTAAGAATGTCCTCTCCTATCTCAATACGGGGGGCAACCTCACAAACAGTTGTACCGCAACTACCGCTACCAATATGACAGATGGCACAAACCCCCTCTTTACGAATGCCCCCACCGATCTCACGCTTGCCGATGGCAGCCCAGGGATCAATACAGGGACCACACTGGCAAGCGTCCCACGGGACTACGCAGGCACAGCCCGCCCCGTGGGAGCGAACTACGACATCGGGGCCTACGACCGCACACAAGCCTCCCCTCCCCAAAACCCCTCCCCCGACACCACGGTTTTCCCCTGTAACCTCTTTGCGACTGGCATGTTCTTTTGAAGCGCTATCTCTATGCGGCCCTCGGACTTTTAGCGCCTATCCTGGTCTGGGCTGGGTGTTTTACACTCCCGCCCACCCAGGCCCCTATCTATGTCAACCAGTTCGGGTACACCACGACTGGTCAGAAGGTAGCCGTCCTTGTCGATCCCCAGACCGGGTACAACGCCTCTGTGAGCTACACACCTGCCGCTACCATCCAAGTCCGTCGCCGCACCGATCATGCCAATGTCTTCTCTGCCGCTCCTGTGGCTTGGAATGGCGGAGCCGAGCACACACAATCAGGAGACAAGGCGTGGTGGTTTGACTTTTCCTCTGTGACCACCCCTGGCGTCTACTACCTCTATGACACCCTGAGCAGCGCCCGTAGCGATGTCTTTACCATTAGTAATACGGTCTATACTCCGATCTTGCGGGAAGCCGTCCGTATGCTCTACTACCAGCGCGCCGGCCTCGCCAAAGGGTCCCCCTATATTGCCTCCAAATGGGCCGACAGTGCCGCTTTTCTCGGCACAGGCCAAGACACCGAGGCCCGCAGTGTCACAGACCAAGGGAACGCGGGAACCGCGAAGGACCTCAGAGGCGGCTGGTTCGACGCCGGGGACTACAATAAGTACACCGTCTTTGCGGCCTACGCCTTGCAGGATTTGCTACTCGCCTACGTGCAATACCCCTCCATCTGGACCGATGACTACAATATCCCTGAGAGTGGCAACGGCATCCCTGATGTCTTGGATGAGGCTAAGTGGGAACTCGACTGGCTTTTGAAGATGCAAACAGCCACTGGTGACAATAGTGTGTTGTCTAAAGTAGCGGTCACAGACACCCACGGCACAAGCCCACCCAGCTCTGATACAGCAGCACGCTACTGGGGCGCTGCCTCTACGGCCAGTACGGCATGTTCCGCTGGTGTGTTCGCCCTTGGTGCCATAGCCTTCGGCTTGGCGGGCCAGACTAGTTATGCTAGTACCCTTGAAACCGCAGCCGTGAATGCCTGGACCTGGGCGCAAGCCAATCCGAGCGTGGGGTATGCCAACACAGGGTTTACGAACGTCAACCCCGAGCCAAGCGTGAATGGGAGAGCCCTCTGCCAGCTCCAAGCCGCAGCCTTCCTCTACGGGCGCACAAGCGGCAGCACCTATAAGACCTACTTTGAAGCTAATTACACCTCTCTTGCAGCCGTAGGGAATACCTACTGGTTTGGCTTTCCTCCTGATGTCTACGGTCAACAAGCCGTCCTCTACTACTCTAACTTACCTGGTGTGACTGGAAGCGTCAAAACCGCCATCCAGAACTCGAAGACCACAGGTATCGGTGGCAGTGAGTTCTATGCCGCTGTCACAGGTGCCACAGACGCGTACCGCGCCTACATGAAAGACGCCGACTATGGCAACGCTGGCAACAACGGGGGTTTCGGCAACAACCGCATCAAGGCCGAAATCGGCAATCTTTTCTTGGAGCAGATACGCTATGGTCTCGATACCGCCAATGCCACAAACTACAAGAACTCCGCTGCCAACTATCTCCACTACCTTCTAGGGGTCAACCCCAACGGGATCGTGTACCTCTCCAATATGTACGCCCTCGGCGCTACGCGCAGTGCAAATGAAATCTGGCACAGTTGGTTTAACGACGGTACTGACTGGGACAACGCCCTCACCTCTACCAAAGGCCCACCCCCAGGCTTCCTCACAGGCGGAGCGAATGCAGGATTTACGGGAACAGGCTTGCCCACGCCTCCAGCCGGATCACAACCTAAGCAAAAAGCCTACGCTGATTTCAATACAGGCTCCCCCCAAAACAGTTGGGAGTTCACCGAACCCGGCATTTATTACCAAGCCGCCTTTATCCACCTCCTTGCCCACTTCGTAGCCAACCCCTAGAGGTTCTATGTCTCTCCTCCTGATCGTACTCGTTATTGTCATTGTGTTTGCTGTGGCCCCTGTGGGTCCCGTCGCAGGCTGGCACCACTACGGGTGGGGACCCTCCGGTGGCATCCTCGGCATTGTCCTCGTGGTCGTGGTCATCCTCTTGATTCTAGGAAGAATCTAAGATGTCAGATGCTTATGTCACTGCCCTAGGTGCCGTTCTTGTTGCCTTTATTGGGTTCCTCGTGAACATTGTACAGAACTTTAAGCTTTCAAGGAAGCAGGACAATCTTCACAAGGATATTAACTCTCGACTTGATGCTTCCCTCAAGGCGAGTAAGGACCTGGGGTTTGCGGAAGGTGTGGCCTCTATGCAAGCCCAACTCGCCTCCCAGCTTGCATCGAGCGTAGAAAAAGATAAAACAATAGCCCTAGACTCTGCTCACGAGCATGAAGGACCCAGGCGGTGAGCAACTTCCAGTATACCGCCGACATCCTGGACGACGCCCTCTTCCGGGCGGGCGAGAACCCCGTCAGTGCCACGGACTACGAGGCCCAGGCGATACGCTATCTGAATAATCTCTACTACCAGATATGCCGAGGGGGTTCTGAACTCATACCCTCCATCCACGAGGACTGGGTGTGGCTCCGGAAGCCCTCTCCCGGCCTCCTGGCTCTCCAAGCCCCTATTACCGCTGGGACTGCCTCAGTCGTCCGTGGTAGTACCACAGCCACTCTCAGCGTCATCCCTGTGGACTATACCAACACAGAGATCGCAGTCACCTACTGGTTCTTCAAGCTTCAGGAGCTTCCTGAGGTGTACCGTGTGGCCTCTCACAGCGTCCATGACACGACCTTTGAGCTTGACATGCCCTACCTCGGGCCTACGGCCTCCAACCTCTCCTACACCCTCTTCAAGCTGGATTACGACCTCGCCTCCGACTGTATGCGCCTCATAGCCCCCATGCGAGCCTTCCGGAACTCAGGATGGAACAGCCGTGACGATTACAAGATTTATACGTGCGATCTGGACACGCTTGAGGAACAGTATCCCCTCTCCCTCATGGAAAGAGGCATCCCGGACTTCTTCTCCCCCATCGGTGAGACCACAGCCGGGACCAAGCGTGTTCGTTTTAACCGATGTGGAGGGCCAGACGCAACCACGGTTTACCGTATTGAGTATGAGTATCTTTACAGACCTACCCCTTTATCACTGCCAGGGATATCCGAGGAACCTGTCCTCCCACTCCAGTTTAGGTCCATCCTAGCTGACTACCTTACAGCCTACCTCTTAGGCGTCAAGAACGACGACCGGGCAGGCAGTGTAGCCCAGATGGCCGCAGCGGGCCTCCAGGGCATGGCTACCGAAAACCGCTACCAGACCACGACTGCCACCAAGAACGCCTTCCGTCTCATGCCTCGGGAGTCCGGGCGCAGACGCCCAGGCCCCCTCCGCACCGAATCAGGTAC